ATCAACCGCCGCCGCAGCCGCCGACTTATGCCACCCGCCCGCGCCCCTCATTTGAGCTTCTCCGCCCACGCCGAGAACTCCGCCAAGCGCCGCTTTACCTCTCCACGCGTATGCGCCGACAAATCACACCAAGCGTAGCCAAAATGCCTCCCCGCCTGCGCCGCTGACTCTCCCGCCATCATCAGCAACAACCGACGATCCCGCGCCGTTGCCTGTTCATCCCATACAGCCCGCATTGGATCGCGTTCGCCGCCCAATATCGAACGGCATTCAACCAACCACAAACGCGCCGCGCTCATTTCGCGCACCTGGCCGCAAGATCAACCAGCCACCTAGCTAACGCTTCCGGCGTACGCTCCCGCGCCGCCTTGCCCATGTTTTCCACTCGCCCAGGTGCAACACCTAGCCGCAAACCAAAATCAGGCAACCCGGACGGCTGACAACCGACGATATAAAGCCAAGTCGCCTTTGGTGCCGGATGCCCGAAACATTGCTGCATTATCGGAAACGACCACCCGCCAAAAGAATCACATCCCTCACCTGGACGCGACAAACCCGCAGCCAAAAACAGCTTCGAGCTGGCCGGATGTTCAAGCACCCCGCCAAACTTCCGCACCATTTCCACGGCATGAAAACCAAGCTGCTTTTCATCTTCTCGCGGCCTCGCAAAGTGAGCCAACCGACCCCACGCACGGCAAGGCGGGTGAGCTACCACCGGCCCAGGCCCACAATAACCCCGCGCATCGCGCTCAATATCCCAGCAATCGACCCCCAGCGACTTATAAACAGAATCGCCCCGCACATATAGCGCCGCAACCTTCATCATACGAACCACCCAGCGAAACGACACTTAACCCGCGCCCGTAATGCAGCCCTAACCAGATCAAGCGGCAACGCCCAGCCCTTCACCCGCCGTGAATAAACCCCAATACATTTGGACATGGCTATTTCCTACGCCGCAGCGATATGCAAATGCAATTGGCCGATTTTCGACCCGTCAACTACACGTTGACACAGGGGCAAACGATATTGCACCACCGCACCGCCCCGCTTAACGATCACCTGCCCGCGAGCACTATTTATAAGGATCGAACTATGCCCGCCCTTTTTTCCGCTCTTGCCACCCTCTACCCCAGCGCCGCTCAATGCGCCGCCGCTCTTGGCATTAGCAGGCAAGCATTCCAGCAAGCCACCGCCCGCCGCCGTTTGTCCGAACGCGCCACCATCCGCGCCGCCGCCCTGCTTGGCATAGATACCGCCGCCGCCCTGCTCACTAACGCCACGAGCAAAGATATTCCCGCGCCAGAACTCGAAACCACCCCTGACACGCCCGCCCAAATTCAAGACGAAAAAAAACCGCTCAAGAGCAAGGCCCATGGCGGAAACAGCGTACATACTACAAATTATGCGCGACAGTGTACGCAAAAAAAACGCGATAGCATTGGAACTATGCAAAAAATTGTTCATGTCATAACCCAATCAGAAAAACGACTCTATGAAATCGACTGCATCAAGTGGATGTTGTGCGTTCCTCGGATCTCCCCGGACTCCCCGCGCTTCATCCACTATTTCAGCCGCTGGCTCATCCCTGACAAGATCGCAGCAAGCAAGCATCGCGGCGACTTTGAAGAGATCACAAAAAACTGCCCTCTATTTGCCCCGGAGCTAACCCGATACATTCAAGCAGGCATGGACGAGTACCACAAATTCACCAAGACCACCCCGGAACTGCCCGCATTAAAAGACAGCCCGCTTCAGATTGTCAAAGTATCGACAAAGGCCGCGTGATAGTTAAAAACTATCGCCTTGCAGCGCAAGGCTTTCGAGCGTTATTTATAGCGTTTATTGCCGCTTTCATCTACGCAAAACTTGCCGCCCCTTGACCCTGTGCATTGCACACCAGAGCCACAACTACAAACTTCACCCGCTGGCGGCGCATCTACCGCAGGCACAACCGACATCACAGCAGGCACCGGCTTAACCACCGGCTTAACCACCGGCTCGCCCCACGCCTTGAACCACGCGCCCAAGTTCCAGACCACAACCACCGCCAAGACACCAACCAACGACAGCACAACCACCACCGCACCGCCCAACCACTTAGCAATTTTCGCGAACATAAAAAAAGCCCTCCGAAGAAGGCTTTATTCTTGCACCATTTCGCTGCTCGTCATATTGCGCTATATCAACCAATGACCGCCGTCATACCAAGCGGCACATATTTTTGCCTGTTCCCATGAGCACGCCTGAATTTTGATTGCGCCTCGCGCAACTGCAAACGCCTTGCCGTTTTTTTCGTGATCGACTCAGCCCGCGCAAATTCTTCCCGCGCATAGCCCACTAAAAGAACATTTGCATTTTTTAGCAAATCGACCGGCTTGACGCCCACGTAACCACGCGCAGCCAGCAACTCTCTCAGTCTCACTCCGTCCGAATCTTTGAGACTCAATTCAGCCGCCAAATCCCCGGCGACCTCCGACATTGCCTGTTGCTTGCCCCACAGTTTCAAATCCTCTTTTATTGCCTCAATACTCGACGGATCTGACAAATAGATACCCGCGTCAGTCGCCAGCCGCCCGGCTCCGTATTTCATCACGTCCGATCGGAGCGCTTCCGCGCTTGATATGTCCGACAGCACCACGCCCGACCTCTCCGCAATCATGCCCGCCGCCGCCGCTAACACATCCTCTTTCACCATCTGTCTATTTGTAATATCACGCAACGGCACGCCCAGCTTTGCGCTAATTCCCTCTGACCACCCAAAAGACGTTGCCAGCGCCTCGGGCCTCACCCGGATCCCCGTCCAATCGAAAACGGCATCCGACACGCACACCTCTACACCCCGAGCAAATGCAGAATCGGCGACCTGGTTAATAACCGCTGTTATCCCGATCCACTCAAGGAACCCCAGCGCCTTAAATCTTGCAATCAACATTGCAATCAACCGCAGAGCCAAGCTCATAAAACACCTTTCACTCGATTACACCTAATACAGAATTTCTAAAAAAATACAGTCCTTGAGTTTTTCAGCAACGATTCACGCCTTATCTATTACACACAATCAAACGCCCGTGATTTTTACGCTGGGCTTAAATTTAATTAAGGTCGTCGCCGGGAAATTTCGCATTACCCATTCCCCGTTTCCTGCCCTCACCTTTCGCCGCATCGCCGGCAAATCCCGTGTTGCAAAAATCCCCAGCCCATCAAGCCGCACCTCATCACCCGCGAGCAACATTAACAAGATGTCGTCGCACACCCGCTGAACCACCTTATCAACTATCGTACTTTCTAACCCCGATAGCTCACTGATTCTCTGAATATCGAATCGCCGCCTCATTCATCCACCCCCTCCCCCTCAACGGCAACGCCAACGACAATTGCAGCATCTTGTGCGCCGGCGTAACCACTGAATGAGTAACCTTCACGAACTTACTGTATCTGCTCCGCTGCTTTCTATCCGCCGCCGCCCATGTCCCAAAATATGGCCAATGCGCCTTTTCCCCTTTTTCAACCTGGGCAATTACATCCTCAATCATTGCGCCGATCACCTTGTCGACGATCACCGCATCTAGGCCCATCTTAAGTGCAACACTCTTGCCGAAATCTCGCCTATTCATCATCCGCCCCACTTCGATAGACAATAATCAGCTTCCGCCAACAGCGCCGCCCGCTTTTTTTCGTCATGCTGACGCGCCGCAGCATCTACCACGCGCCCAGCAATAACGGCCAGCTTCGCCCTCTTTTTTTCCTTCCACGCATTTGCCGCAGCCGCCGCAATCCTCGGGATTAAATCTGACTCGCGCAAGCCGATGTTGCGGGCATTTTCTACCCACAACGCCGCAGACTCTTCCGATCGGAACGCATAGACCTTGCCTGCAGGCCCGATCAGCAGGCGACCACCGATCAGCAAGCCAGCCCGCGACAGCACCACCGACGCACCATCAACCAACGCCCGCTGGGCAACCATTGGCCCGATATATGACAGACCAACAGCCGCCCCACGCCCCGCGAACGCGCTCGAAAACGCGCCCGCGAACCCGCCAGCAACAAACGCCCCATGCTTTGCGAACCTATCCGCAAAAGCGCCCGAAAACATCACGCAACCCGCATAAACAAACCGTGACCACCCGCTATTACTCCCGGCCCCGACATACAACGCCAAACTTGCCCAGCAGCAACAGCCACAGACGCAGCCGCCCCAGGCCAATCCGCTGAAACATGATTAAAACCACTCCCCGGCGCAACAACATCCGCGCCCGCCGCCCTAGCCGTCCATGTTTCGATCAATGAGTACGAACCAACCGCACCAAACGCCACCACACCCGACCCCGACGCACCAGCCGGCCCCTGTGGCCCCGTCACACCTTGCGGCCCCTGCGGCCCCGTTGCGCCCGGCACTCCCTGCGGCCCAGCCGGCCCCGTCGCACCAGCCGGCCCCGTTGCGCCCGGCACTCCCTGCTGCCCAGCCGGCCCCTTTGCGCCATCAGCACCCGGCACGCCCTGCGGCCCAGCCGGCCCCGTCGCACCATCTGCACCCGGCACGCCCTGCGGCCCAGCCGGCCCCGTTGCACCTTGCGGCCCAGCCGGCCCCGTTGCACCATCCGCACCTTGTACACCTTGCGGCCCAGCCGGCCCCGTTGCACCTTCAGCACCCGGCACGCCCTGTGGCCCAGCCGGCCCCGTTGCACCTTGCGGCCCAGCCGGCCCCGGCACAGGATCACCAGCGCCGACACCAGGCACGCCCTGCGGCCCCTGCGGCCCCGTTTCACCTTGCGGCCCCTGCGGCCCCGTTGCGCCATCTGCGCCCGGCACTCCCTGCGGCCCCCGCAACAATTCTACGTCTTCCGGCTCAAGCGTCACCACATGCACCAGCCCAACCACCTCTGACGGCTGGATCTTATCTGCCTCTCCCGTATCTACCCATCCAGCCGGTTTCACGTGCTCGATATTCATTTTTTTTCACTCCTGACAACTTCGACAAGACCGACCAGCGCAACGCCAGCCGACACCGCCAGATCAACCGACCCAACCGGCACAAGCCCCAGCGACACTAGCACCCAGCCGATACCCTTCCACGTACTCGGCTCGACCAGCCGCGCTTTTAACCATTCCATGATGCCCCCTCAAATATCCGTTTTTCACTGAAGCGCCGCGCCGTCAAAGCCGCATTTGCTTCACCATTGATCTTGTTCCAGCGCCCGAATTGACCCGCTGCCCCTGCCATGTCGCCAGCCATCACCATGCCGCGAATCGTAGATGTTGCCCACGCCGCCGCGCCGATGTTTAACACCAACGACGCCAGCGCCGCCGCTTGGCCATCCGTCAAAACCCTGCCCACGTTCCGCGCCGCGAACAGCGCCCAGGCCAAATCATTTTGCAGCATCATTTCAGCCTGCTCGACAGTCACCCCGGCCCGCAAATACGCTTCACCCGGCAAAATTACATGGCCATAGCCAATTGTTGGCTTTCCAGCCGCGCACAAATAAGGGGCCAACCTCAGCCCCTCAAATCGCCGCAACATCGCAGCCGCCAAAAACGACGCACCGCCGCTATCTACCCGCATTTTTTCGCCTATCGCACAACATGCAATCGTTCAGGCGCTTGTTTAGCTCCGCGATGCCATCTTTGTGCTCTTCCAACCGCTCGTGAATACTCTTCAGATCGCCACGGATGCCGCCGTAGACGGCACCCGCAGTAATCAAGAACGCTGCCAACTTCCACAGGAAATCGACCTCGCCCACGATCAGCCAGCCGCGATAACTGCAAGGCGGGCGACCTCGGTATCAATCGCCGCAATATCAGTCACCACGCAAGCACGCTGCGCTTGGGTTTCCAGCTTCTTCGCTTGCTGCGCTGCGTTGCCAGCTTCCCAACCGACCATCAAGCCAAGCTGGTCGTCAATATTGGCAACAACGGCCTGTTGCGTCATTTTTGACTTATTGAGGCGCACAATCTGCGACTCTGCCCACGACTGCAAGTCGTTCGGAACGCCCGATGCCAGCAAAGAGCCGGTATCAACTTCGACGGTGTAGACGCCGTTGCCCTTTTCCGCCGCTTTTGCTGCGAACTTCAGGAAACCATCTACATCAGTAAAGGTTTTGAGCTTGCCCGAATCGCCGGCAACCTCATAAGTTGCAGCGCCGATGCCGATAGTTGCGACAAAACGCAACGCTTTATCCGTGCCTACAGCGTGCATTTTTAGCGTGGCCACAAGTCCCGGTGTGCCGACTTTTTCGGCGGTGAAAAGGCGGGAAATTTCCCGAAGTGTTTTGCGTGCCATATGGCCCCCTAATGAAAAAAGTAGTATCGATAGCAACCCGCTATTGACTGACGCGGAATGTAATCCTTTTCACTATGTTTTACAACCCCCCGCGAACCCACCTTTTAACCATTCAAAATCAACGCCCGTACAGTTATTGACACAAGACCGAGGAAGGCCAAAACCCATACCACCCTCATTTTCAACACCTTCACCATACAACCGCGCCTGCCTACTCTCAATTTCAAAAGCCTGCAAACGCGCAACATCCAACGCAACCGCTCCCTGTTTTCCACGGCCACCACCACCCACACCAACGCCACCAAAACGACCATCCAGCCCAACCACCTGGCCAACAACATCAGACCCAACCGCCACCACCTCACCTTCAAACAAAACACCGCTATCAACAAACCCCGACGAATAAACACGCTTATCGTCACCGCCCAAAATCTTTTCACCACCCCCACCCCAACGAATGGTCCAAACCTTGACCGGCAACAGCGCCCGCCGCGCACCCTCTGCGACACCCACAATTTTTGATGCCGCAGCATCACCGTATTGCGTCAAACCCTCAGCCGCCCGGTAAATCAGAGACAAGCCCCCAGCAACAGCCGCCCGCCAATAGCCCGCGAAGTCCGAATCATCAGCGCAGCGCCGCGCCTCTTCCAACCTGCTCCCGACTACCCCCACCGGCCCCCGGAAGCGCCTCAAAACGCGCCAGCCCGAAATCGCTGGGCATCCAAAGAACTGAAATTGACGAATGCCCCAAATCGCCGCCCACGCATCCACCCTCTTTACACTGGCTGAAATCTTCTTTTGCCCCTCACGATCTATATCCTCAGCAATCCCTTTTCCGTCAATATTCTTACTAACGTACTTCGCCGCATAGTTCGCGCCACCCCTTCCGCCCTTGAGCGGTAACCATGTAAAACGATGCTTTTTTGCCCCATCTTCCCATCCGCAATCCTGCATTGCGTAACGCCGCAACAATTGGCGAGCTAAACGCAAATCCTCAGCCTGCCCGTAGCAGATCAGATGCCAATGCGGTGTCGCATCATGGTGCGGCTCTGCCGTTCTAAGCCCGAAAACAGCCAGCCCGCGCCGCTTCCATGCCGCACGCGCCCGCGCCCATATCTTTGAAAGGTATTTTTGGCCCTCCTTTGGAGAAGCCCCTGAAAACTGCGGATTTACTACCGCTTTTTCGCCGATGATCCTTTGCGAGTGAAACCTTGAAGGCGTCGTCAACGTCCAAAACTCCGCCACATCGCCATTTTCAGCCGCCACCGCATCACAGCCTTTTATGCGCGTCATTAGCTCCGCCCGCTTCACTTCCGGGTTAGCGTTTGACCCCTCGACCACTTCCGCCAAATCCAATGATTCACCCGTAGCCGCACACTCGACCACCGCCCGACCAATCGCCCGCGCATTGCGCCGCCGTTGCGCCCCGCGCCGTTCTACTCCGTCTTGCGTTGCGTAAAGCCACAGCCCCCGCTTAACCACCCCGGCACGGATCGCCGCACCATCGCACCGCCGCCCATGCGCCCGCCGCAGCCGCCGCAGCCACCACCTTTCGCACAGCATCCGCTTTACTGCCGGCCCATCCTCAATATCAGCACCCGGCCCAGCAATGCCCCAGCGATCGCAGTGATATTCGAGCAAAACACGCAGCCGCGCCCCGGCCCGCTTCTCCGCCAGCGCCGCAATATCGACACCCTCACGCGCCGCGCTCTTTGCCGCCTCGCGCAGATCATCATCCGACGCCGCCAGCGACAACCGACCCCGACCCGCTTCCGTCACATTCAACAGCCAAGCATTCGCCGCCGCATTGCCCAGCCCGCCCCGACGCCGATGATCTCGCCCAGCCAGCGCCGCCCACCTCTCAGGCAACAGCGCCAAGCGCCCAGCCAACCACGCCGCTTCACGCTTTTTTTCCAAAAAATCCACCGCCGCCGCAGCCGCCGACTTATGCCACCCGCCCGCGCCCCTCATTTGAGCTTCTCCGCCCACGCCGAGAACTCCGCCAAGCGCCGCTTTACCTCGCCCCGCGTATGCGCCGACAGATCGCACCAAGCGTAGCCAAAATGCCGCCCCGCCTGCGCCGCAGACTCTCCCGCCATCATCAGCAACAACCGCCGGTCCCGCGCCGTTGCCTGTTCATCCCATACGGCCCGCATCGGATCTCGTTCGCCGCCCAAAATCGAGCGGCATTCAACCAACCGCAAACGCGCCGCGCTCATGACTCGCCCCGCTTCCGCGCAATAGGAAACCAGCCTACCGAATCAACCCACGTCATCGCCCCGGATGCTATCCACTCAGGTGCGTCTATATCCCCGCCAAAATTCGACGGAAAAGGAAACCCCGTATTCATCAAACCAACGCGGCGCGGTTGGTAATTTTTCCGACTCTCGGAAAACGGTGCGATATCCGATTCAGACACCAAGTAACCAGCGAACGCAGCCCGCAGCCGTCGCGGCAGCAGCCGGCAAGAATTCGACGCCCGCAGATGCACCCGCACCAAATCCAAAGGCAACGCATAGCCACGCATCCGACGCGAAAAAACAGCCCGCACGTAACCCCGGCCAGATGCCGCAAAACCTTGATTTATCCGCATGGCTATTTCCTACGCCGCAGCGATAGGCAAATGCAATTGGCCGAATTTCGGCCCGTCAACTACAACTTGACACAGGGTCATACGATATCGCACCGCCACCCCGCCCCGCGTAACGATCACCCGCCCGCGAGCCTTATTCACAGAAAGCGAACCATGCCCGCCATCTTTTCCGCTCTTGCCACCATCTACACCACCGCAGCCAGCGCCGCCGCTGCGCTTGGCATGAGCCGACAAGCATTCAGCCAGGCCCAAGCCCGCCGCCGCCTGTCCGAACGCGCCACGCTTCGCGCCGCCGCCCTGCTTGACATTGACCCAGCCGCCGCGCTGCTCTCCAACGCCACCGAACAAGACACGCCCGCGCCAGTACTCAAAACCACCCCTGAGAACCAGCCGCATTTTCAAGACGAAAAAAAACCGCTCAAGAGCAATGCCCCTAGCGGAAATAACGAACCGACTACAAATTATGCGCGACATTGTACGCAAAAAAAACGTACTACTATTCGCCCGATGGAAAAAATTGTTCATGTCATACCTCAAACAGATAAACGACTATTCGAAATCGACTGCATAAAATGGATGTTGTGCGTTCCCCGGATCTCCCCTGACTCCCCGCGCTTCATCCACTATTTCAGCCGCTGGCGCATCCCTGACAAGATCGCCGCAAGCAAGCATCGCGGCGACTTTGAAGAGATCACAAAAAACTGCCCGTTATTCTCGCCAGAACTCGCCAGATACATACAGGCTGGCATTGACGAATACCACCGATTCAGCAAAACGACACCAAACCCGCCCGCATTAGAAGATAGCCCGCTTCAGATTGTCAAAGTATCGGCAATAGCCGCGTGATAGTTAAAAACTATCGCCTTGCAGCGCAAGGCTTTCGAGCGTTATTTATAGCGTTTATTGCCGCTTTCATCTACGCAAAACTTGCCGCCCCTTGACCCCGTGCATTGCACACCAGAGCCACAACTGCAAACCTCAACCGCTGGCGACGCATCCACCGCAGGCACAACCGACACCACAGCAGGCACCGGCTTAACCACCGGCTCGCCCCACGCCTTGAACCACGCGCCCAGGTTCCAGACCACAACCACCGCCAAGACACCAACCAACGACAGCACAACCACCACCGCACCGCCCAACCACTTGGCAATTTTTGCGAGCATAAAAAAAGCCCTCCGAAGAAGGCTTTATTCTTGCACCAATTCGCGCCGCGTCATATTGCGCTAGATCAACCAATAACCGCAGTCATTCCAAGCGGCACATATTTTTGCCTGTTCCCATGGGCGCGCCTAAATTTCGATTGTGCCTCGCGCAACTGCAAACGCCTTGCCGTTTTTTTCGTGATCGACTCGGCCCGCGCAAATTCTTCCCGCGCATAGCCCACTAGCAACACATTTGCGTTCTTGAGCAAATCGACCGGCTTTACCCCTGCATACCCCCTTGCCGCCAGCAGCTCACGCAACCGCACACCGTCCGAATCTTTTAGATTCAGCTCAGCCGCCAAATCCCCGGCAACCTCAGACATAGCCTGTTGCTTTCCCCACAGTTTCAAATCTGCTTTTATGGCCTCAATACTCGACGCATCAGACAAATAGATACCCGCATCATTTGCCAATCGACCAACGCCATATGCCATCACATCAGCCCTTATTTTTTCCGCGTCTGTTACGTCAGTCAGCAACACGCCCGACTTTTCCGCAATCATCCCCGCCGCCGCCGCTAACACATCCTCTTTCACCATCTGTCTATTTGTAATATCACGCAACGGCACGCCCAGCTTTGCGCTAATCCCCTCTGACCACCCAAAAGACGTTGCCAGCGCCTCGGGCCTCACCCGGATCCCCGTCCAATCGAAAACGGCATCCGACACGCACACCTCTACACCCCGAGCAAATGCAGAATCGGCGACCTGGTTAATAACCGCTGTTATCCCGATCCACTCAAGGAAGCCCAGCGCCTTAAATCTTGCAATCAACATTACAAGCAACTCCATAGCCAAGCTCATAAAACCCCTTTCACTCGATTACACCTAATACAGAATTTCTAAAAAAATACAGCCCTTGAGTTTTTCAGCAACGATTCACGCCTTATCTATTACACACAATCACACAGCCGTAATTTTTACGCTTGGACTAAATTTAATTAGCGTCGTTGCCGGGAAGTCGCGCATTACCCATACCCCGTTTCCTGCCCTTACCTTTCGCTGCGCAGCCGGCAAATCCCGTGTTGCAAAAATCCCCAACCCATCTAGCCGCACCGCATCACCCGCGAGCAACATTAACAGTATGTCATCGCACACCCGCTGAACCACCTTATCAACTATCGTACTTTCTAGCCCCGATAGCTCACTGATTCTCTGAATATCGAATCGTCGCCTCATTCATCCACCCTCTCCCCCTCAACGGCAACGCCAACGACAATTGCAGCACCTTGTGCGCCGGCGTAACCACTGAATGAGTAACCTTCACGAACTTACTATATCTACTCCGCTGCTTTCTATCCGCCGCCGACCATGTCCCAAAATATGGCCAATGCGCCCTCCCCCCTTTTTCAACCTGGGCAATTACATCCTCAATCATTGCGCCGATCACCTTGTCGACTATCACCGCATCAAGGCCCATTTTTAGCGCAACGCTCTTTCCGAAATCTCGCCTATTCATATCACCACTTTTCCAGACAAAAATCCGACACAGCCACGCACACAGAACGTACCACCCTCCGCCCTCCACCGCCCGGCACTATCGGCATGTTATGGCCATTTATCTAATAGATACCCGGCCTCAGCAACCAGAGCCGCCCGCTTTTCATCATCCACCGTCAGCGCCGCCGCATTCACCACCCGCGCCGCGACAATTTCCAGCCTTGTGCGCTTCGCCGCCTTCCACGCCTCAGCCACAGAAGGAGCAAGACTCGCAATAATCTGAGACTCACGAACCGGCACAATCGCCGCCGACAGCGCCCACTTTTCCGCAGTTTCAGCACTAGCGAACGCGTACACCTTGCCAGCCGGCCCAATCAGCCGCCGACCGTCGACAACCAGCGCAGAACCAACCACCGACCACGCCGCGCCGCCCGCTAGCGCCGCCTGCGCCATGCAAGGTCCAATATATCCGGCAACCGGCACACCCAGCCCGGCAAACGACGCAGCAAAGCACGACGCGAAACCCGCCGCCGCGCCCGCCGCACCACGCCCCGCGAACCTATCCGCAAAAGCGCCCGAAAACATCACGCAATCCGTAGAAAGAGACTAGACCGGCCCACTGTATACCCGCCGCCCTGCGCCAGCGCCCACACCTGCCCAGCCGGCACGTTTCCCCCGCTTGTCGATACATAGGTGTTCATAGCCCAATATAAATTCCCAGCCCCATCCGATGTAACAGACGTCCCGGCAGCTAAACTCGTACTACACAACAACAGAGCAAAAGCGCCCACGCCACCGACCTCAACGCCACCGCCAGAAGGCCCAGCCGGCCCCGTTGCGCCCGTGTCCCCCTTCAAACCCTGTATTCCCGCTGCGCCCTGCGGCCCAGCCGGCCCCGTTGCACCATCAGCACCAGGCACGCCCTGCGGCCCAGCCGGCCCCGTTGCACCATCAGCACCCGGCACACCCTGCGGCCCAGCCGGCCCCGTTGCACCATCAGCACCCGGCACGCCTTGCGGCCCCTGCGGCCCCGGAACAGTGTCCCCAGCACCTACACCAGGCACGCCCTGCGGCCCAGCCGGCCCAGCTTCGCCCGGCACACCCTGCGGCCCCTGCGGCCCAGCCGGCCCAGCCGGCCCAGTCAAAATCGCAATATCTTCCTGCGACAATTCGACAGAATGAGCCATCCCAACAACCGCAGAAGGCTGAATTTTTCCGACTTCAGATGTATCGACCCAGCCAGCCGGTAAAACGTGATTTACATTCACTTTTCTCTCCCGATAACTTCAACAGCACCGACTAGCGCCACGCCAGCCGAAACGATTAATTCAACAGACCCAACCGGCACAAGACCCAGCGCAACCAACAGCCAGCCCACGCCGCGCCATGTCGACGGCTCTACCGCCCTAGCCTTTAACCATTCCATGACTCCCCCTCGAATATCCGTTTTTCACGAAAACGACGCGCAGTCAAACCCGCATTCTCCGCGCCGTTTACTTTGTTCCAGCGCCCGAATTGCCCCGCCGCGCCGCCCATGTCGCCAGCCATCACCATGCCGCGAATCGTAGATGCTGCCCACGCCTCCGCGCCGATGTTGAACACCAACGACGCCAGCGCCGCCGCCTGGCCATCCGTCAAAACCCGGCCCACGTTCCGCGCCGCGAACAGCGCCCAGGCCAAATCATTTTGCAAAAGCATCTCAGCCTGACCAACTGTCACCCCGGCCCGCAAATACGCTTCACCCGGCAAAATTACATGCCCATAGCCAATTGTTGGCTTTCCAGCCGCGCACAAATAAGGGGCCAACCTCAGCCCCTCGAATCGCCGCAACATCGCAGCCGCCAAAAACGACGCGCCGCCGCTATCTATCACCATCACGCCGCCCGAAACAAATAACGCAATCATTCATACGCTTGGTCAAATCTTTCAAGTCTTGCTTATGCTCTGCTAGTTGCTCGTGTATCGTCTTGAGATCGCCGCGAATGCCGCCATAAACAGCACCCGCAGCAATCAGAAAAGCACCAAGCTTCCAGAGGAACTCAGCGCCATCCACGATCAGCCAGCCGCGATAACAGCAAGGCGGGCGACCTCTGTATCAATCGCCGCAATGTCAGTCACCACGCAAGCGCGTTGCGCTTGGGTTTCCAGCTTCTTTGCCTGCTGGGCGGCGTTTCCAGCTTCCCAGCCGACCATCAGGCCCAGTTGGTCGTCAATATTGGCAATAACCGCTTGTTGCGTCATTTTTGATTTGTTGAGTCGCACAATCTGCGACTCTGCCCACGACTGCAAGTCGTTTGGAACGCCAGACGCCAGCAAAGAGCCGGTATCAACTTCGACGGTGTAGACGCCGTTGCCCTTTTCCGCCGCTTTTGCTGCGAACTTCAGGAAACCGTCGACATCAGTAAAGGTTTTGAGCTTGCCCGAATCGCCGGCGACCTCATAAGTTGCAGCGCCGATGCCGATAGTTGCGACAAAACGCAACGCTTTATCCGTGCCGACAGCGTGCATTTTTAGCGTAGCCACAACGCCTGGTGTGCCGACTTTTTCGGCGGTGAAAAGGCGGGAAATTTCCCGTAGTGTTTTGCGTGCCATATGGCCCCCTAATGAAAAAAGTAGTATCAATAGCGACGCGCTATCGACTGACGCGGAATGTAATCCTTTTCCCTATGGTTTACAAGCCCCCCGCGAAACCACCTTTTAACCATTCAAAATCAGGCACCGTACAGTTATTGACACAAGACCGAGGAAGGCCAAACCCCCCTTTTTTAGCCTCCGTGCCCCATTTGATCGCCCAAACCTTGACCGGCAACAGCGCCCGCCGCGCCCCTTCCGACACCCCGACTATTTTCTTAGCCGCCGCATCCCCATACTGCGTCAAACCCTCCGCCAGCCGATATATCAAGGCCAGATCCCCGGTAACAGCCGCCCGCCAATAGCCCGCGAAGTCTGAATCATCAGCGCAGCGCCGCGCCTCTTCCAGCTTGCTCCCGACAACCCCCACCGGCCCCCGGAAGCGCCGCAAAACGCGCCATCCTGAAATCGCCGGGCAACCGAAAAACTGAAATTGCCGAATGCCCCAAATAGATGCCCACGCATCTACCCGCTTTACGCTGGCTGAAATTTTTTTTTGGCCCTCACGATCTATATCATCAGCAAGCCCTTTTCCGTCGATATTCTTACTTACATACTTCGCTGCATAGTTCGCACCACCGCGCCCACCCTTGAGCGGAAGCCATGTAAAACGGTGCTTTTTTGCCCCATCTTCCCATCCGCAATCCTGCATTGCGTAACGCCTGAGCAATTGACGCGCTAAACGCAGATCATCAGCCGGCCCGTAACAGATCAGATGCCAATGCGGCGTTGCATCATGGTGCGGCTCTGCCGTTCTAAGCCCAAAAACAGCAAGCCCGCGCCGCTTCCACGCAGCCCGCGCCCGCGCCCACACTTTTGAAAGGTATTTTTGACCCTCTTTCGGAGACGCCCCGGAATACAACGGATTTATAAACGCCCGCTCGCCTACAATCCTTTGCGCATGGAAACGTGACGGCGCAGTCAACGTCCAAAACTCCGCCACATCGCCATTCTCAGCCGCCACCGCATCGCAGCCTTTAATGCGCGTCATTAGCTCCGCCCGCTTTACTTCCGGGTTTGCATTTGATCCTTCCACCACCTCAGCCAGCGCCAGAGACTCCCCGGACGCCTCGCACTCGACCACCGCCCGCCCAATTGTCCTAGCGTTGCGCCTGCGCTGCGCCCCGCGCCGCTCGACCCCATCCTGCGTTGCATACAGCCACAGCCCACGCTTAACCACCCCGGCACAGATCGCCGCGCCATCACACCGCCGCCCATGGGAGCGCCGCAGCCGCCGCAACCACCACCTTTCACACAACATGCGCTTAATCGCCGGCTCGTCGCCAATATCCGCAGCCGGCCCAGCAATGCCCCAGCGTTCGCAATGGTATTCGAGCAAACAACGCAGCCGCGCCCCTCCCCGCGCCGCACCAACCGCAGCAATATCCACACCCTCACGCGCCGCGCCTCGCGCCGCCTCGCGCAAATCATCATCAGACGCCGCCAATGACAACCGACCCCGACCCGCTTCCGTCACATTCAACAGCCAAGCATTCGCCGCCGCATTGCCCAGCCCGCCCCGACGCCGATGATCTCGCCCAGCCAGCGCCGCCCCCC